AGAAGCAATATCATAACTTGTTTCAGATATTCCGTAGGTATTACCTACTCCCCAAGCTATATTGTCACCTACTTCTATTACAGGAGGTGTATAAACATTTGCAACAACTCTAAAGTCTATATTAGAAATAGATGTTGGTAAAGTAGTTAAAGCAATTGATACTTGAGAATTAGCTAAATTATCTAATCCTTTTTCTAAAGTAAATCCGGTATAATGAATTCCTCCTAGAGATACATCCACAAAATTTTTATCTTTTACAGAAACTCCTAAAGGTTGTTTAAATATAGAACCTACTATATTAGTAAGTGTTATGACATTTGTTCTAACATATTCAGTATAACCACCTGTTATATATAAAGTATTATTTGCAAAATATCTTGGATCTATAATTTGCGGTATACTAATATAGAAAGGAGTAGGTGGTAATATATCTTTAATAACTTTTGTACCAGTTCTTTCATTTTCTATAACTATAGTATTTGAAGTTTTACTAAAAGCTAATACGTTAGCACTATAATCAATTACGGTAGAATTATACCCTATAAAACCCGGATCTACGTCAGAGATATCTTTTGAGTTAAGTGGTATTGATATATTATCAGATCCTTTTAACTTTGCATCTCCTCCAAAAGAAAAAGTATCATTAACTTCTAATACATGTATATTTGGACCAAAATTTTTATCTATTAAACCGCCTAATCCTGTAACAGTAAAAGTTAAATTACCATCAGGTTTATAAACAGCATCAACATCTGTAGAAATAACTGATGTAACTAGTAATCTAGATACTCCTAATTCAGTTTGATAACCATTTTTACCGAATATTATAGCTGATTCTCCGTTAGTAATTTGAGATGCATCATCCATATATACAGTAATAATATTTCTAGCAGTTTGAGGAGTAGTATTAGATATTAAACTATAACTTGAAGAAGGAGTAGGCTTAGCATGGTAAAATTCAGTAACAAGCTCATTTGAATATCCAGTTCTATCAGTAAAAGAACTTATTTCAATGTCTGTATAAATAGAACCATCTATATCTCTTTTAGGAATAGCTGAGAGAGTAAAATTAGGATTAGGTGGCGGTAATAAAGGACTAAATAAGTCTCCATAACGAAGTGGGTTATAATTAATTATAGTGTCAGAATCGGTATATACATTACTTATGTATTCTTTACCTTCTAAAAATACAGTCTCATCTTTATCTCTTTTAATATTAATAACTCTAAATAGCTTGTCAGTCAAGGAAGAGTAAATATTTGTAAGGTCATTTATCTCTCCCAGAGTCCAAACATCATGTCTGATTGGAATATGGCTATCTCCCCAACTTCCAGTAAAATTTGTAAAATTTTTAGTACCATGATAATATTTTTTTAAAGTTTTTACTCCTATAACTTCAGCCCCTCCTGAAACATTAGAAGTATTACTTAAGTTATAAGCAGTATTGCTTATTATATAAGTATCTATTAGTCCTGATTTAGAACTAGCAATTCTAAGTGCTAATGGTTTGGTATTAGCAGTAAAAACTTGTGATGTAATAGCAGGGGAACCAACATGCTCAAGATAAACCCATTGATCATTATTAACAGAGTTATTTGATACAATACCTCCAAAACCCCACGCTACTGATGCAGCCCTTTGAGATACAGATATTACAGATCCAGGAGCTATTTCTGCTGCTTCAATACCTGTTTTAAAACCAATTTTTCTTCTTGAATATTTAGTATCTGCTAGCATATATTGAGCAAGTCTTAATGACTGACTTTTCCTGGCTACCCCAGTTAAATCTATTTTAGCAATATTTTCAATATAGTTTCTTTCAGTTAAAGCTTTAGAGTCATCAACTCTTAAAACTTCTCTTCTATAATGATTAGTCATATCATTATAACTAACATCTACTCCTGTTAATAAAGACTCTTCTCCGACACCTGATATATTTAATGTACCTGCAATAATATTAGTTTCGTTAAATACTGCTACTGGCATATCATCTGGTTTATCTTGATATAAGCTTATTTTACCGCCTGTGTAAAATAATATACCTCTAAAAGTAAGAGTTAAGTTATTTATAACATCCATAACTTGTTTTTGATCTGCAACAACAGTGTCTAATATAAATCTACGCTCTTTTACTTTAGTATTTTCATCAATGCCTACTAATATATCTTTAATAGACCAAGCAGCACCATTAGGAGCTTTTGATCTAGTTTTGTATCTATATGTTCCGTCTGATTGAGCATCTACCCCATAAAATTTACCAGTAGTTACGTCACAAGCATCACAGTAGACAGCTACATCATAAAAAGAATATTTATCAATATTAGTCTCAGGTATTCCAAGTCCATAAGTAGTATTAGTAAGCATATCATAGATAATCCAAGCAGGATTTTGTGTCCAAGAATATACAAATTGTCCATCCCACAATCCATAATATATTGTAGGATTAGCATCTGTTAGTAAAGTACTTCCAGTCTTTTGTTGATAATAACCGCCCCAAGTACCATCACTCCTGTCTGAGTCTGATACTTCAATATTTCTCCAATCAATATCTCCATTTTCTAATATAGGCTGATTATAGTTAGATGGTACTTTAACTATTAAGCCTTTTACCATATTAGTCATAGCAGGTAGTCCGCCTTTATGTTCAGCGAAAGCTTTTAAGCCAAAACCAATAGTAGCAGTTCTAACATATGCAATAGGATCTTCTACAATCTCTGTCCAACCTTGGAAAGTCACACTTGCTTGTCTTTTTGAAGTAGTAAAATCGTCACTTGTTTTTTCTACTGTAAATTTATAACCGCTATTAGATTGTTTTTCTAAAGGAATAGCTAGAAAAAGATCAAATGAATATCCAGTATTAGTTTTTCCTTTTATTTCTCTTTCAGCAGAAGTTATTGTAGTAGTCCCTGCTCTATCATATAAAGTTACTTTAACAGTAAGTGCATCTGCTAAGATATCACCTTTGTCATTTTGCTGTTGTAATCCTCCAATTATAAAATAGAATTTTATAGCTGTTAAAGCTAGTGCAGAGGTACTCTGCAAAGTAACAGCAGTTCTAGGAATACCAGTAGCGTTACCTTTTTTAAGATCTACCGATCCTTGAAGTCGTTGAGGAACGAAGGTAAAATCTCCAAATAAAGGTAGTCTTTGTTGTGTAATAGTACCTGTATTAGAAATAGTAAAGAATTTTTCTGTATTAATATTTCCATCAGAAAGTATTAGATCGTCAATATTACCTTCGTTAAATTCAATATCTTGGGGGCCATTAGGATTAATTCTATATACAGGTCCTTCTCCTAGTCCAAGAGTTATAAAAAGTATATCAGTAGAAAATAAAGAATTAGGATCTTCTCTACCACTTCCCCCACCTTTTCCACCGCCACCACCATTGTGAACTTTAATACCATTTGCAATATAAGAATGTAGATGAGATACTTTAAAATTATAAACCTCATCCTCTCTTAAAAAGACAATATTTAAAATCTTAGATACATTGTTTTCACTAGTAATAAGATTATCACCTACATTAAAGTATTTTAATTCTTGATAAGTACCGTCTTCTTTTAATACCCAATGGTTTGGAGTTATATCTAAATAACCACTTTCATGAGTTACTCTATATAATAAATCATTAGGATGATAAAAAACTTCAGTCACATCTGATAATATTAATCTACCAATTTCATCGAAAGCCCAAACTTTATCACCTACTTCAATATCTGATATTGAAATAGTCCCATTTTCTATAGAAATTAATGTATCACTAGAGAAGCATCCACCACCTCCACCATCAATAAGTGGTACAGCTTTATCATCTATATAAATAATTGTCATTTATAATATACTTCCTTAACCAGTTCTAGTAAATTCGTTTCTATTTTTATAAAGTAAATCAACTACATATATAGTATCTGATTCCCCATGAGATACAGTTTCAATATGCCCACTAAGCATTTGACCAGCTACTCTTGGCATACCATATATTAAAGGTATGCTTGTACTAGGATCAGTAGTATTATCTAAAGCATCAAACATATCATTATTTCTACGCTG